GCGGTCCGGATTCCGGCCACGCCCTTCGTGATTTCCGCCGCCATCAGGCCGGCGCCCTGGTACAGCGCTTTGGCCGCGACTTTCGGCGCGTCCTCTGCCATCTTTTCCAGGGTTTCGGAGATCTCCGCCATGCCGTCGACCTTCATCTGGTACGCCATCAGCCTTCACCCGCTTCCGGTTCGTCCTCCGCCGGCGTGTCCAGGCACTCGAACACCCACTCCACATGGAACAGGCCCGTGCCGTTTTCATACTGGGTGCTGTTCAGCTCCCAGCTGGCGCCGAAGATCTCCGCCAGGATTTCCTCCGTCTGGTCGATCAGGTCGGACCGGTCCGTCAGCTTCGGGTAGAAAAGGTCCAGGGAACCCTCCCAGCTCCGCTCGCATTTCGCGCCGTCGCCGTCGATACTCCCGGCCTCCCCGTCCAGCTGCACCACGTAATACGCGCCCTCCGGCCGCGTCTTCCATCCGTACTCCGCCACGGGCGTGCTGGTCAGCTTCAGGGCGGCCACCAGCGCCTCGTATTCACTCGGCATCAGGTCCCACTCCCTTCATCCGGCTGCGCCGGCGCGGGAAACGCGTTCCCGGCCTCCCGCTGCAGCGTCAGCTCGATCCCGTCCGTTTCCGTCACATAGGTCCGCAGCACCTTGTACCGCTGCCCGGCGATCTCCACGATCCGCTCGCCCATGTACTCGAAGTCGTGGGCCAGGATCACCTTCAGCTCCGGGTTCAGTCCCACGCCCATCGCCTGATAGGCTTCCTGCATCCCGATGGATCTGATCGTGCACGGCACGGTCCGTTTGGTTTCCGCAGGCTCCAGCCCGACGCCCCCGACATACGGGTTCTCCGCGACCAGCTGGGCCACGTTCGCCTTCATCATGCGTCGTCACCGCCGTTCGGTACGGGATCGCCGTAGTCGGTATATGCCGCCGCGTGCATCAGCTGGACCTTCTGGGTTTCATAAGCGTCCAGCAGTTTGTCGTAGTTCGGCGGATTGCCGAACCGCATCGCGGCATAGGTGATCACCGCGCGCATGGCAAGCGGATCCGTCAGCGTGCTGGTGTCCGTCACGGCGTCGTTCGTCCCGATGGTGAACGAAACCGTCCCGGGAAGGTCCACTCCCGCGATCGCCATGTCGTTCGCCCCGCCCATCAGCAGGTGCGCGAGCTCGCTGTCGTAGTAGTCCACCGTCACCCGCAGCGCCTTCTTCGCTTCCTTCAGCATGTCATCACCTCAATTCGTTGGATAAAAAGGGCGGGCGAGTGCAGTTTCCCGCCCTGCATAAACAGGCCGAAGCCCGGTCATGCCCGTGTGGCCATCAGATCATCCCTGAACTTCTCGTCGATGCTGATCCGCATGATGTGCCCGATTTTCAGCCGGCTGTCGCAGTGGAACTTCATGTCCAGCTTCCGCGCCCGCCAGCAGAAGGCCAGGTCCTCGCCCAGCCCCGCTACCGGGAAAAACGGCACGCCGTAGATTCCCATCGCGTCCAGCATGTCCACCCGCATCAGAAGGCAGGCGAACCCGCAGGCCTCCACCTCGAAGACCTGGTCCCGGGGATAGTCGAAATACGGTTCGTCATAGGGCCGGATCACCTGGCCCTCCGTCTTCACGTCCAGCGCCTTGTAGATGCACGGCTTGAACGGCGGGCGCCTGCCGAAGCACAGCCCCGTCACCGCCATCCGGCCTTCGATGTCCTCCAGGAGCCTGTCCAGGATATCCGGCTCGAAGGTCATGTCGCTGTCAAGCCACAGCACATAGTCAAAGCCGCCGGTTTCCCGCACGTACTTTGCCAGCTGGTTCCGCGCGTCATAGACCAGGCTCGCCTTCAGGTACTTCACCTCAACCTCGCCCTCGTGCCGCCGCAGCAGCTCCGTCAGGCATTCGGAGAAGCTCGTCTCCATGACGTCCATGCACGGGATCGCAATCAGGGTTTTCATCAGGCCTGCACTCCTTTTGAAAAGTCAGGAGGCGCCCCGAAGGAGCGCCCCCTCAGTGTTAAGTTGTCATCCGGCCGGCTTGCCCCCTCTCCGCCCCGAAGGGGTTTAAGGGGGCGACCGGAAAGCCCTCTTAGGTCGTCGCCACGTAGCGCACGATGGCGTTCGCGTCGGCCAGTTTGCCGTCCGCCAGGGTCATGGCGCGGTACACGCTGGAGCCCTTCCGGAATTCGGCTTCCTCGCTCTTCTTCACCTCGATGGCCTTCGCCAGGTTCAGCTTATAGGCCTTCAGGTCGCCGAAGAGGATGTCCGCGGTGGAGCAGTTGCCGTCCACGATGACCGGGAAGCCCAGCAGGTTGAACTTCCGGTTCGCCTGGGGCTCGTTCACCACGACCCGCTGGCCGGCGGTGTCGGTCATGCCCAGCACCTTACCGAAGAACAGGGTCGGGTGCATGACGAAGGTGGCGTTCGGATGATACTCTCCGGGCAGCTTGCCCATGATCTCGCAGATGTCGCCCCACTTGATGCCGGCCCGCTTGAAGGTGCCGTCAGCGGAGGACTTGGTCACGGCGATGCCGGTGGCCTGGGTCGTGCCGGTGCCCGCGAGGATGCCGGCGTCCAGGGCCTTTTCGATCTTGTTGACCAGGCGGGAAACCAGCCAGGCCTCGAAGGCGTCAATGCTCATGGCTTCCACGTCCGCGGTGATCTCCACGGTCTTGATCAGCTTGTAGGCGCCCAGGGCGATCGCCTGGAGGGCGTCCGCGCTGTCAGTGCTGGCGGTGTCAATGTCCAGCCAGGAAGCGCCGGCGACGGAGCTCTCGGCGGGATAGGTCACATAGCCCGGGATCTGGGTGAAGTCGACCGCGGCGATCATGGGGTTCAACTCCAGCCTGTGCACGATCTCGTTCATGGTCTGGGTGGGGATCGCGGCAGTCGCCGTCACGGCGTTGCGCTCTTCAGCGGACAGCTCCTTGCCCTGCAGTTTCTTCAGATAAGCCTCCCGGTATTCGGGAGATTCAATGGCAAAACGGTTTTCCATCTTCTTGTCCTCCATCTTGAATTCTTTGATCACGGCGTCCATGTTGCTCTCTGCAACCTTCTGCCGCTCTTCCTCGGCCTTGGCGGCCGCATCGGCGCGGGCCTGCAGCTCGGCCTTGATGGCCTCCAGCTCATTCGCCCGCTCTTCCAGTTCTTCCGTGGCCGCGCCTTCGGTGTCCATGCCGGCGAGCTCCGCCTGCCTGGCCTCCAGCTGCTCCACGTTCATCTCGTCAAACTTCATCGCGTTTGACCTCCTTGGTCAGATTTTCCAGCCGCTCGAGCACCGCCCTCCGGCGTTCCTCCTCGGCCTGCGCGGCACGATCCTCCTCCAGCTGCTTCCTTGCGCTCTCCAGCGAGGCTTTCACGCTCTCCAGCGCGTCGCCTTCGGAAGCCGCCTGAATGGAAATACTGGTGCCCTCATACGCCGGAAAAGCGACCGCACTCACCTCGAAAACCCGATTGATGCTGCGGATGTGCCGCAGCGGGCTTTCGGTGTCCAGTCCCTCCCAGCTATCTTTATCCACCGTGAACGCGAAAGACATTCCGGAAATGTCGCCGCGTTTGATGGCGGAATAAAGCTCTGCCGCCCTGGGATTGTTCTCCGTGTCCAGGTTGACCCGGATCCCCATCCCGGCTTCGTTGACCATCAGCTGCATGGTCGAGTTTTCGTTGTTGTTCCGGCTCCTCGCCAGGGGCACCATGCTGAAATCATGGCCCACCAGGAACCGCACGTCCCGCAGGTCCGTCGCGTCCAGTGCGCCGGCGTCAATCGTCTCCCGGCAGCAGCCCAGGTCCGTCTCCTGGTTGAACACGATCGGCTGCCCGGTGATCACCGAGCCCTTTTCCTCGGTCTTCTCCGCCCGGATCTCAAATTCCAGGTACCGCCGTTCCTTATTCATCTGTATCGTCCTCCTTGCCTTCGTCCACCATGTAATACTCGCCCCGGATCGGCGCGTGCTGTCCGGCACCGTCCGGCAGCGGATCATAGTTGAACAGTTCCCGGATCTCGTCGATCATCAGGACGCCCCGGTCGCCCAGCTCCTTCGCCATCGACACCTTTTGCGAGATGTTCATGTACTGCAGCCGGTTGGCCGTAAACGTGATCTTGTTCCCGCCGTTCCGTTCACGCTCTGTGAACACCATCCGGGTCATGGCCTCGGACAGCTTGATCGCGAATGGTTCGATGGATCCATTGAAAAAGGAATCCATGATGTCCGCCGTCGCTTCGTTGCGGATCACGGATTCCGATACCCCGAAGTAGTTGCACACATTCTCCCGGATCAGCTTCTGCTGCTCCGCGTCGACCTTGTAGCCGTCCTGCTTCAGCTGCTGGATGTTCTGCATCTGGTTCCCGAACAGCAGCAGGCCTCCGCCGCCGCCCTGGAAATTGTTTTTGTCGAACCGCTCCCGCTCTTTCCGCAGATCCTCGTCAAACACCTTGCCGGTCATCTGCGCCATGAAGCGGAATGTCGCCGAGTTCTTCACGCCCTCGATGATCCCCTGGGTATACATGTCCGCCAGTTTCATCGTCGCATTCAGCGCGGTGTTCTTCTCCCCGAAGAAGTCGTCCGTCAGCTGCATCTTCGTGACGATCGCGCAGCGGTCCAGCTCCATCGCCCGGGTCTGGCCGTTCATGAACCGGTACCGCAGGTACGGCCGCCCGCCGTGGCTGACCACCTCACAGCTGCTCGGCAGCACCGGGAAATACCCGGACACGTCGCCGGATCCGTCCAGCACCGGCACGATGAACAGGTTGTTCTCCACATCGTAGATGTTGGAGCACCTTTCCAGGAACTGCGGCCAGGTGTACCACGGGTTCGGCGCGGTCTTTGTCGCCGTGTAGAGCTTCGGCCGCGCGGCGCCCTTCATGTCGTACTGGAGTTTCGCGACGTGCCTCGCCCGCGCGTCCACCGCGGCCCGCACCAGCTCCGACTCATAGATCTTCCCGCCCCAGCTGGTGAACACCGGCGAATACGCCGTGATCGTCTCAAACCTGCTGTCCCCTGTGCTTCCCGCGGCCTTCGGCCTTCCGAAAAGCCGGTCAATCAGTCCCATGTAATCACCTCTTGTTGCTCAGCTGGGCACTCATTTCCTCGTAATAGTTGTGCCGCATACAGATCGCGTCGCTCAGCGCCGCCATGCCGTCAATGTGCTGTTTCGCGCTCATCTTGATCAGCCGCCGCCGGTTCGTGCCCTCTTCAAACTTGAGGGCGCTGTCCAGCATGTGCACCTTCATCAGGTCGTTGTCGTTGATGCACCGGAGCCGCCCGTCCTTGATCATGCCTTCCATGTCGATCAGCACGCCCGTCAGGTTGCTGCCCTGGGAAACGGACTCCATGTCGAAGCCATCGGCCTGCATGTCCTGTACCAGGTACGCCGCGCTGTACCGGTCGTAGCCGATCTTGACCGGGAGAATTTCATAATCCCGTTCCAGCATCCGGAACCAGTTGTGCACGTCGTGATAGTCCACGGTGTTCTCGCCGGAGATCGTCAGCAGCCCCCGCTCCGCGTAGATCCGGTACGGAAGCCCGTCCCGGGCCGTCGCTTCCTCGACCTTGTTCGCCGGCATGAAGAACATGGTGTCGAAATAACTGATCCCGTCCTTCTCCACCACGATTACTGCGGCCGTCAGGTCGACCGCCAGGGAAAGGTCAATCCCGCCCAGCCCGTAGCTGTGCCGCAGATCCTCCAGCGTGCCGGCGCACGGCAGCCCGTCCGAAGCCGTGAAGCACTTCGCCACGTCCTGGGAAGTCAGCCATGCCTGGCTCGAGTTCTGCTTGATGTTGCAGTACTTTGTCAGGAACTCCGTCTTCTTGCTGATGGATCCCTCCGCGATCCGGATCTCCTCCAGCATATAGTCCACGCTGGTGGAGACGCCCAGGTTCGGGTTGGCCTTCTTCAGCTCCTCGATGTCGTTCCACTTGTCAATGTCGTCGATGATATACAAAAACGGAGCGAGCCGTGTTTCCTTGCTCGTTCCGTTCAGTACCGCGGTAGATCTCCTGATCAGCTCGTCATAGATGCCGTCGTTCTCATAGCCGGCGGTGCTGATGCCGAACATCAGCGGCTGGCTCCGGGCGCCCAGTGCGCTCTTGAACACTTCGTACTGCTTCAGGCCGGCGTCTCCCCGCCAGCTCGCCAGCTCGTCCAGGGAAACATAGGACGGGTTCAGGCCGTCCGTCTTCCGCTCGCTGAAGGCCACCGGCATCGCGGAGGAATTGCTTTCCGCGATGTACACGTCTGTCCGGCGCTTCTTCGCCAGTCTCGCGAGCCGGGGTTCCTTGGAGATCATCTGATAGAACGCCTCGAAGGCGAGCCGCGCCTGGTCCAGCCGGCTGGCCACGAAGAACGCCCTGGCGCCGTACTCCCCGTCAGCGAACATCATGTACGCGCTGATGGCTGCGTCGATGAGCGTTTTCCCGTTCTTCCGTCCGACCACACACAGCGATTCCCGGAACTGGCGGAGGCCGTCCTGGTCGACGATCCCGAACAGCACGGAGATCATCGCCTTCTGCCATACCTCCAGCTGGATCAGCTGCGGGGCCAGCGGTCCTTCATGGTGCCGGCAGTACTGCTGGATGAAGGCGATCGCCCTGGCGGCCTTCTTCTGGTCAAAGAAAAACTGTTTTTCCTCCAGCCCGTGGACGATGCATTCGTACCATTTCTCGATCCACCGGCCCACCGTGACGGATCCATCCTTGATTTGCTGGTAATAGATCAGAATGTAGTTCTTAGATTCCATCCAGATCCAGCTCCAGCCCGTTGTCCTCCGCCGGCGGTTTCCCCAGCTTCACGATGATGTCCAGGATGATCCCGGCGGTCCGGTTCGCCGCGTCGGAGTGTTTCGGCAGTTCCTTCACCAGCGGCGCCGCGTAGTCGTTCTTTTCGCCCTTCAGATAGGTCTTCTGGGTGGTCAGGTCGCCATCTTCGATGCCTTCCTTCAGCATTTCGATGACTTTCTGCTGCAGGTCGTACTGTTTCGCGGCCGCAAGGAACAAAGCGTTCTGATCCACGCCGTAACTCTTCGCCATTCTTAGCAAATCGTCGTATGTCGTGCGCGTTTTCGCCATGTTCCTCACTTCCTTAAAAAATTCCTGCAATTCATGTCCAGTCACGGAAAAG